AAACCCTGACGGAACCTATTCAATTGGCTTCAACTATGATATAATAAGTGAAGAACACAAAGCACTCAAAGGTAATGATGTATTTGAATCATATCTTGGTGAGGTTTTAAATGACTTGCTGAAACACGCATTAGACGAAGCAGAGAAAAGGTATAAGAATGAACTTGGAACAAAAAATACTCAAACACCTATTACTGGATGAAGAGTATACACGAAAAACATTACCATTTATTAAAGGTGAATATTTTCAAGAACCATCAGAAAAACTTTTGTTCGATGAGATTCAAACTTACGTAAACAAGTACAACTCAATGCCAACGAAAGAAGCGTTGGTCATTGAGATTGATAAGAGAGTAAACTTAACTGATGACCAACACAAGAAAACTGTTGCGCTTATCAAATCAATTACAATTGATCCTGAAGTATCAGACACTAAATGGCTGATCGATGTAACAGAAGATTTCTGCCAAGAAAAAGCTATCTACAATGGCATCATGCAGAGTATTCAGATTCTTGATGACAAAAACAAGAACAATACAGAAAAACTTGATAAGGGTTCAATCCCTAAAATTCTAGCAGATGCGCTTTCAGTTTCTTTTGATAATCACATTGGTCACGATTTTATTGATGACGCAGAAACACGATATGACTTCTATCATAAAGTTGAAAAACGAATCCCATTCGACCTCGACTATCTGAACAGAATCACTAAAGGTGGGCTTGCAGAAAAATCTTTGAACATTGTTCTTGCTGGTACTGGTGTTGGTAAATCTTTGTTCATGTGTCATTGTGCCGCAGCCAATCTGACGATGGGTAAGAACGTTCTCTATATCACAATGGAAATGGCTGAAGAACGTATTGCAGAACGTATCGATGCTAACTTGATGAATGTTGAACTTGACAGACTGATCGGCATGCCTAAAGAAACATACTTGAAGAAAGTTGAATCTCTACGTGAGAAGACTAAAGGCAAACTAATCATCAAAGAATATCCAACCGCTAGTGCAAACGTAAATCACTTCTCGCATTTGTTGAATGAATTAAAATTGAAACGACAATTCATTCCCGATATCATCTACATTGACTATTTGAATATTTGTTCTTCCGCACGTATGAAGATGGGTTCTTCTATTAACTCTTACACATACATCAAAGCTATTGCAGAAGAATTGCGTGGTCTTGCAGTTGAACATAAAGTGCCTGTCGTATCAGCTACACAAACAACAAGAAGTGGTTACACAAACTCTGACGTTGGACTTGAAGATACTTCAGAATCTTTTGGTCTGCCAGCTACAGCCGACTTGATGTTTGCTTTGATTTCAACCGAAGAACTTGCAGACTTGAATCAGATTATGGTCAAGCAGTTAAAGAATCGATACAGCGATCCAACAACAAACAAACGTTTTGTAATTGGTGTTGACAGAGCCAAAATGAAACTCTATGATGCAGAAGAGTCAGCGCAAACTAACATTTCAGACAGTGGACAGATTGAAGAGGACAAACCCGTATTTGATAAGTCTGGTTTTGGCAAACGAATGCAGAAAAACCGAGATTTCGGTAATCTAAAGGTTTAATTTCATGGTGTGAAATACCAGTCTTTTCACTAAATATGTGTTGACAGGATGCTATAATGGTGCTACAATAAACATAAGATAGGAAAAGAAGCCATGAAACTTATTCTCAGAGCAAAAGGGGTAGCATTAACGCCAAAAGAAAGAAAAATCTTAAAGATGGCTACGCATTTTTATGCTAGTCGTCTGATGAGTGAACGATTGTCGAATTCGTTAGAAATTGATATAAACATCATAAAAGATTTCTACACAAAAAACAAAATACTAGGCGAAGCATTTCCAAAAGATGATTGTCTTGGATTGCCTAGCAACAAAAAATTTGTAATTAATCTTGAATGGAGTAAACTTGGCAAGCGTGTTTTACAATGCCTTGCACATGAGATGGTTCACGTAAAGCAATACGCTAAAGGTGAATTGAAATTCCATGAAAAAGGAAACATGGTAACGTTCCAGCGAGAACAATACCAAGGCGATGAATATTGGGAATCACTATGGGAGATTGAAGCATATGGACGTGAAGTCGGACTCTATCAAAAATTTAGACCTACCTTTAAACTACTTAAAAAAGAAATTTGAAATGATAAAAGTTACAGAATGGTATAATTGGATTGTACGTCAGTTTGGAGAAATCTGCGGTTGGATTGGATTGATTCTAATTCATGGTTCTACAGTACCAGTAACGTACTTAGCAATTCAAGGTGAACCTACCATATTACCACCATTAAGCATGGTGATTCTAATTTGGTCAGGTTTGTTGCTATTCTTCATTCGATCTGCTATAATGAAAGATAAGTTATACATGTTATCAAACGGTATTGGATTTTTCATGCAAAGTATTATGTTAGCATTCTTGGTGTTAAAATGAGTGTAGACAGTATCAGAGCATACAATGATAAAATGTATAATCAGCTTCTACTCAATAAAACTGATAGAAGAATTGATGAACTACGTTTGGAAGAACGTAGAGTTAAACATCTACGTGAAGTGTCAGAACAAGCACGTATTGAAATGAATCGTAGAATGAATCGTCCTGGACAGAATGTAGATAAATTATGCTGATTTACACATATCAAAAATCAAAGAAGAAAAAAACTCCTGCAAAGAAAGTTGCAGAGTATGAGACTTGGCTAAAGAATCTTCCTACCACTTCATTCTCTAAAGGCACCAAAAAGCCTAAGACAGTAGAAGCATACAAACCACCAAAAGCACACATTCGTGAAACGCCTAACTATCCTAGTTTAGCTACGGCTGGTGACAATTGCACTAAGCCTATTCATGGCAAAGTCTATACCGGCGACAAGATGATTGGCATCGGCACACTACACAAAAGCAATGCAGTTCCTATTTTCTCTGATGATGACGCAAAAGACCAGGCATTGATGCGAAGATAATTATAAATAGGTCTATAGCAACGACAGACCTATTATGTTTAAATTTAAAGAATATCTTATTGAGAAGAAAAACACTCACATGGAACATGCGGAAGACGATGTTCTGAATGGTGGTGTTGAAGGAACTAGAGATAGCATAAACGCACTCAGAGCGGTGCGTGATATGCTTGCTGGACATTCCAAAAACAAAGTTGACATTTCAGTCAAGTGGGATGGTGCGCCAGCAGTCTTTGCAGGACAAGACCCAACAGACGGCAAATTCTTTGTTGCGAAGAAGGGTGTCTTCAATAAAAATCCCAAAGTATACAAAACTCCAGCAGAAGTTGATGCGGACACATCTGGTGATTTAGCAGACAAACTCAAAGCATGTTTGATGTATTTGCCTAAGATCAACATCAAAGGCGTTATTCAAGGCGACTTGCTATTCACACAAGCAGACTTGAAGACAGAAACAATCGAAGGTGAATCATACGTCACGTTTCACCCAAACACCCTAGTCTATGCAGTACCGTCAGAAAGTGATCTTGCTAGAGAGATAAAACGTGCTAAAATTGGAATTGTCTGGCACACATTTTACGAAGGCGATACATTCGAAACAATGTCAGCAGTCTTCGGCAAAGACATTCTAAGTACACTCACAAAGACACCAAACGTTTGGATGACAAGTGCAGTCTATCAAGACGTATCGGGCAAAGCTACGTTGACACAATCAGAGACAGACCAAGTCACAGCAATTCTATCTGAAGCAGGAAAGATATTCAGAAAGCTAGATGCACCAACACTAAACTACATCAATACAGACGAAGACTTGATTGAAAGAATCAAGACATTCAACAATTCAAAAGTACGTCAGCAGTTGAAAATCACTAACGTCAAGACACACGTTGCCGAGTTGATTCAATACATAGAAGATTACTACGAGAAACAAGCTGAAGGCAAAGGTGAACGTGGTCGTGCTACTCAGATGTTGAAGAAAAGCAAAGTGCTTAAATTCTTCTCACCAAAAAACAAATCACACTTAGAAGATATTTTCACAATGATGAATCTCTTAGCAGAAGCTAAGTTAATTTTGATTAAGAAGATGGATGAAGTCAAGACGCTGAATACTTTCTTGTTGACAAAGAAAGGTTACGAAGTGACTGGTGTTGAGGGTTATGTTGCAATTGACAAGATCAAAGGCAATGCAGTCAAGTTAGTTGACAGAATGCAATTCAGCTACGCAAACTTCTCACCAGATATTATCAAAGGCTGGCAGAGATAACGTATAGTCTAATCTGAAACCAGACACATTTATGTATACATTCGGTAACTGTATTTAACGGCAAATATGTCATATTCTCAAAAAGTTTTAGATCACTATGAAAATCCCAGGAATGTCGGATCTTTTGACAAGACTGATGCTGATATTGGCACTGGTATTGTTGGCGCACCTGCTTGCGGTGATGTTATGAAACTTCAAATTAAAGTAGAAGAAGGAATAATTATAGATGCAAAATTCAAAACGTATGGATGTGGAAGTGCAATTGCAAGTTCCAGTCTTGTCACAGAGTGGGTCAAGGGCAGAACACTTGACGAAGCAGGAAAGATATCTAATTCACAAATTGCTGAAGAACTTGCCTTACCACCGGTTAAAATTCATTGTTCAATACTTGCAGAAGATGCTATAAAGGCGGCTATAAATGATTACAATAACAGATGTTGCAAAGTCTAAAATCATAGACTTGTTACGAGAAGAAAACAATCCAAACATTTCACTACGAACGTTTGTTGTGGGTGGTGGATGTTCTGGATTTAATTACGGATTTACAATGGACGAAGTTAAGAATGAAGATGATTTTGAATTTCCTCTAGATGAATTCAGAGTCTTAGTTGATGCAATGAGTATGCAATATTTACAAGATGCAAACATAGACTACAAAGATGAGTTTATGCGAAAAGAATTTGTGATTACTAATCCAAATGCAAAACATACTTGCGGTTGTGGCAGTAGTTTTAGTGTATAATAATTAAAAGACGGAGAGTAATATGGCAGGTTTAAGCATTTCAGAACTTAAAAAACGTCCAGGCAGAATAGAGACTTTTGCAACAAAATTAAAACAGGGATCAGCATTTGCCATGGCACCATCTGGTAGTATTATTGCCGAGACTGTTATCATAAATGATAAAGTTTATGATAAGAACGACACCGCAAAAATAATTAAAGCAATAGAAATGGCTAAAAAAATAGTGCTTGTTTCTAAAAAAGGCGATTCTGCGCCTATAGGTAAACTATTGAAATCTAGCGAATTTGGAGGTAGTGGCGGCTCTCCAGGAGAAACCGCTAAAGGAAATCGTGGTGATATGGCAGAGGCTATATTTGCAGCCGCAATTACGGCTAGATTTATGACTAAAAATCAAAATGTTACCCCAATTCATATTCATGCATTATTGGATAAACTCCGCACAGATAAGATGCAACAAACGCACGAATACGAAGGATTAAATATGAATCCAAAAATTATAGATTCTGTCACATTAAAAGTGGGTTTAGCTATTTCAAATTTAGTTGCCCTTCAAGATAGAACAATTCGTGCATCATTATCGGATGTTGTAGCATCTGCAATAAAATATGCAAATGCTCCTATTGTAGTGAAGTGGGCTAAGATGTTATATGAAAATAACCAAAAAAACGCTATTGAAATTATTGCGGATGGTATTGGCGATCAGACGGGAACAAAAGTTGACGTTAGATTAAGAATTGATAATATTGCTACAAATATTAATGTGTCGCTAAAAGCTGGAGACGTAAAGCAGTTTGGTCAAGTCAGCGGCGCTGGTTTTGACAAGCAAGAATATCTTTGGAAAACACTTGCGGGACTAAATGTCTCAGCAGTAGAAGCCGAGTACGTAAAACTTTTATCGCAAAAAAAAGCATTAAAATCCATTGAAACTTCATATGGTGAGGCGGCTGATAAATTTAATGCTGAAATTAAAACTTCTGAAAAGAATGCGTATAAAAAACTAGCATCTGGTATTAAGTTCTTTGCAACAATGGATGAAGAGAACGTTACATTAGTTCAACTTAACAAAGAAGAGGCTAAAATATATACATTTGATGTATTATTTACTGCACTTCAAGCAAATAAAACAAAAATAACAGCTAAATTAAATACGTCAAAATCTTATCCTGAAGTTAATTTTGAGAACGATACAGGTGAAATTCTATTGACTGTCAGAGCAAAAACAGAAAATAAGCCAAGTGGAGAACAATACATAAGAAATTATGTAGAGAAGGGTCCGTTGATGGGTAAGTTAGTTGCGACTTACGCATAAGTTGCAACTGCTAAGGATATATGAAATTCATATAAATTATAAATAAACTATAACGCAGTTAGGCTACGGCAAACCTGTACAGATAAGTCTACGGAAAACTCTAAAAACATGAAAACATTCAAGGCTTCTTTAACAGAAGCAACAAAATCGCAAGTTGTAGTCTCATTTGGGCGCATGAACCCAATGACAAATGGCCACGAAAAACTTGCCGACAAAATCAAAGCAGAAGCAAAAAAGCGTAACGCTGATGCTAAACTGTATCTATCGCACAGCACAAATCCAAAAAAAGATCCACTAGACTTTAAGACTAAAGTTAAGTTTGCAAAGAAAGCATTTGGACCAATGGTTCAAAATTCTGTTGCAAGAACAATCATTGAAGTCGCAAAAGAACTTAGTGGCAAGTATGATGATTTAATTGTGGTTGTTGGTAGCGATAGAATTCCAGAGTTTAAGACTTTACTCAATAAGTACAATGGAAAAGATTATACTTTTAAAACTATTGAAGTTGTTTCAGCAGGCGAACGTGATCCAGATGCAGAGGGTGTTTCTGGTATGTCAGGTTCTAAGATGCGTGGATTTGTCGCATCCGACGACTTCAACAGTTTTAAGCAAGGTGTGCCATCAAAATTATCTGACTCAGATGCCAAAGCATTGTTTGATGCAGTTAAAAGGGGAATGAATTTGAAAGAAGAACTAGAACAACAAGACGAAGCAGTTCTTGGCTATGCACAGCGTAGACAAAGAGCGCAACAGTTTAGACGAATTCAAAAACGTCTAATACGAGCAAGAGCATTTCAAGCAAAACGCTTTGCTGATCCTAAGAGATTAAAAAGAAGAGCCGCTAAAATGGCATATCAATTCTTCAGAGGGCGTCTTTCTGGTGGTAAGAACTATGCGGGCTTAAGTGCTGGAGAAAAAATCACAGTAGACACAAGATTGCAGAAGATGTTACCTGCAATTAAGAAGTTTGCAGTACGTTTAGTACCAGCCGCTAGAAGCAAAGAAGTTATGCGTAGACAAAGCATGATGATGAGAAAAGAAGATTTGAATCATATCTTTGCAGAATTCATTGTTGAGAAGCCAACTGTACCACAAGACAGAGATGTTAAAGACAGAGAGGGCACACAGCCTAAAGCCTATTATGCTGGCGTAAGCAAAGACGATAAAGACGCAAGAGCGGCACACTTTGAAAGAAATACTCCTAAGTCAGATTCTGACAAGAGTGCATATGCAGACGCACCTGGCGATAAAGAAGCTAGAGAAAAAGGTATGAAACAATCAAAGCATACACTCAAATTCAAACAGATGTATGGTGAAGCAGTAAAAACACCAGAAGACAGAAAAGAAATTTCTAGACTAGACCAATTGGTTCGTTTGGGATTAGCAGACACAAAATCTCTTACAGTTATTAAGCGTTCAGTTGAGAAACTAAAATCTGGTGACATGTTAAATCCAGCAGAGCGTAATGTCACAAATGATTTGTTGACAACGCTACTTGATATGGTAACATCAAGTGATGCATTGTTCAGAATGACTAAGACTCAGCTACAGAAAGAGTCTATTGATGAAGCCGCATACAAAGGCAACATTGGTGCAATGGAAATGATGAAGTTCTTCCAAGTTGCAACGCCACAAGAAAAAGAAAAACTCAAAAAACTTATTGCAGATAAGAATCAATCAGCCGCTTGGAAAATGATTCAAGACGTTACTGGTATGAAACTCATGGGCGAAGAAGATGAGTATGATTACGAAGAGACTGATGGTCTTTCAATGGCACAAATCGAAGTGTCTAACATGATTCAAGACGCAGAAGAATTACTTGAAATGATGGATCAACTGGATGAAGAGCCAGATGCTTGGGTATTATCTAAGATTACTAAAGCGGCTGACTACATTTCAACAGTACGTGATTACTTAGAATTCGAAGATGACTTTGATTACGAAGGTGACGAAGACGAAGAAGAAGACGATGGTGAATTCTCTGGTGCAGAGTTGGATATGTACGCAAGCGAAATGGGACCAGATGAGTTTGGTGATGGGTATGAAGACTTCAGACCGATTCTAGAAGAAATTGAAGGCTTGAAAAAGAAATCAGAAAAATCAGGTATTGCTTATGGTATTCTCAAAGCAGTTTACGACAGAGGCATGGCCGCATGGAAAACTGGACATAGACCAGGAACAACTGCACAGCAATGGGCATTCGCTAGAGTGAACTCATTTATTACAAAAGGCTCTGGCACGTGGGGAAAAGCTGATAGCGACTTAGCCGCTAAAGTTAGAAGCAACGAAGAGTTTTCTAAATTTGCTGAAGCGTTAGAGTACGGAACAGATGCATTGCGTAAGAAGTATGCAAAAGATACACCAGGACAATCTGAAGAAACATGTTGTGATGATTGTGAAGATGAAATCACAGAAGATGTTGATTGGGAAAAAATTGTTAACGAAGCAGAATATCAAGGTAAGTCTGTTAAGTTAAATGATCCATTTAGAACGCCTGATGGCCCTAAGAAGTTTGGTGTCTACACTATGGGTCCAAATGGTAACGTAGTTATTGTTCGTTTCGGTGATCCCAATATGGAAATCAAGCGTGATGATCCAGACCGTAGAGCAAGTTTCAGAGCAAGACATGGTTGTGATGATGACCCAGGACCAAAGTACAAAGCAAAATACTGGTCGTGTTATCAATGGCGTGCAGGCGCTAAAGTAGATAGTTAATTTAGGAGATATAAATGTCAGATAATATTCAAGAAGCGGAAGTTGGTTCAGGCACAAAAATTTCAGATACAAAGCAATCTGAGAAACGTGCCCAATTGACATTGAAGTCAATTCAATTACGTTTGAAGCAAGAGAAAGAACGTGCCGCACTTCAACAACAAAAGAAGTCTTTACGTGTTAAAGAAGACATTGGAGAATCATTTAGCCCATCTCAGATTGCCGCTTTGAAAGCAGAGTACTCTAAGATTAATGGCATTGATCCAGCTAGTGACACATACAAGAAATTGATTGCTATGCTTGATAGATTAGATTTGAAATCTTTGCAATCTCTTGCTGGCGCTGAAATCAAGTTCGTATCTAAACTTGCACAGAATCGTGTTATGAGAAAGAGCATGAAGAAAGAAGCAGTTGACCCATACAGTCTTCCTAATTTTAAAGATTTAAAATCAGCAATCAAACATGCTAGTGATAAAGTTAAAACTCATCGTGACCAATTAGATGGCATTGAAATATACAAAAGCAGAGGTGGTTATGATATTAATCACACATCAAATTCAAGTGGTAGAGATACAACAAAGAAGTCTGGTGGTAAACTTTTGGGAATAGTTTATAGAAATCAAAAGAACGATGGTATAATTTATAAAAATCAATATAAAAATGTTATTGATAAAATCAAAGAAGAAGTTGAACATATTGATGAATTGTCTACGAACAAACTAGCAGACTATAAAAAGAAAGCTAGTGACTCTGCATCAGCCGCCGACAAAGCAGGCGACACAAAGACAGGCAACAAACGTTTCTCTGGCATTATGAAAGCAACTAGAAAACAATTTGACAATGACGCAAAGAAAAGTGTGTCAGAGGCTTCACAGAGAGTTGATTCACTTGTCACAGATGCATTAAAAATAATGCAAGGTTCAGAATTAAAAGATGCTGTGCAAGCACTAAAGACTGTACTTGGAGATAGAGAATACAATGGTCGCCGTGGTTTTTATAATTTATATGTTAAACAACTAGTTGACATGTATGGTAAGAAAGCAAACGAAGAGTTGTCACCGAAACAAAAACAGCTTGACAAGAATAAGAACGGCAAGATCGATGGTTCGGACTTAGCAAAGTTGCGTGGTGAAGAATTATCTGCAAAACAAAAAGTACTTGATAAAAACAAGAATGGTAAGATTGATGGTTCTGATTTAGCAAAGTTACGCAAAGAAGAAACTGACTTACAAGAGAAGTCTGACTACGAAGTTTATCATAAAGACTATTCTGGTGCAGTACAGACAGCTATCAAGCAAGCGGAGAAGCGTGGCTACGAAGTAGACATGGACGATTGGCACGACAAAGTTGCTACTGGTCCTAAGAAGCCATCATCTGGTAAAACAAATTCATTCTCAATCAATTTGATGAAAGATGGCAAACCATCTAAAAAGAAATTGCAAATGCAAGTGTACAATATGGACAATCACAAGTATGAGTTGAACATGTACATTGAAGAAGTAGAAATTGCAGAAGCTGGTCCTGGTCTTTGGGCGAATATTCAAGCAAAGCGTGAAAGAATCAAGGCAGGATCAAACGAACGCATGAGAAAGCCTGGCGAAAAGGGCGCACCAGAATCTGACGCATTAGACAGAGCAAGAGGCAAGAATGAAGCGGCATCACCAGCACAGCAAGCGGCTATCGCTATTGCAATGAAAAAAGATGGTAAGAAGCCAAAAATGTCTGAAAGCGTTGTTGACAAAATCAAAGCAATCAAGCGTGGTCTTGAAACAAGAGCCAAAGCATCCGATCATTTCGACAAAGCGGGTGATCCAAAGAATGCAAACGCAAGCAAAGACTTGAAGAAAGCAGTTCGCTACACCAATCTTTTAAACAAAGAAGAAACTGAAATTGTGACTGAAGCTAAAAAGAAATCTTTCAAAGACGTAAAAAAGAAAATGAAAGAAGAAGAAACGCCTAACAAGTCTTCTATTAAAAAGGGTGATATGTTGACTGGTAAAAGAGAACCAATCGAAATCAATCCTGAATTGAAAGAACCAGCGAGATAAAATGAATAACGAATTGCCACAAATTTATTGTGACATGGACCAAGTGTTAGTCAACTTTATGGGCGGTGCTAATAAAGTATTGACTGCACAAGGACTAGAATCTTTTCAACATACAGAAAAGGATGTCAAATGGGAAGCACTAAGTAAAGTGCCAAAGTTTTGGGCTAACTTAGAGCCTATGCCTGACGCAATGATGTTATGGAGATATATTAAACCGCATAACCCGTATATACTATCTACTCCATCTAAACGCATGGCGACATGTAAACCAGAAAAGATTGAATGGATTAGAAAACATTTGGGTAATGTTGAACAGATTTATCTTGTCCCAAGAGAAGATAAACAGAAATTCGCAGTAAATAAGGACGGAACTCGCAATCTTTTGATTGATGATTATGAAAAAAACATCAAAGAGTGGGTTGCAAAGGGCGGAATTGGAATACGACATATAAATAGTATGAACACTATTTCACAATTAAGAAAACTAGGATATTAATAAAAGGAGAACACCATGGCACTATGGGGAAATAAAGAAGCACTTGCCTTAACAGGTACAGTAGCAACAACAAATGGATCATCTACTGTTACTGGCAGTAGCACAGTATTTTTAGATGAAGTTGATGTTGGTGATGTTATTACAATTAACAGCACATTCGCAAAAATTGTCGGAGTCACTAGCAATACTGCATTGACGATTAGTCCAGCTTGGGGAATCGCTAATACATCAGGTGTTAGTGCTACGCTAGAACAGTCACCAAAATGGCTTGCCGCTGGTTCTGATTTAACAGTACAAAGCATTGGTAAAGTCTTTGGCGTTGATGTTAATGAAGCTACAGCTAACAATGAAATTCCTGGATGGGTTTACACAAACGTGTATACTGACATGCATGGAAACATTCGTAGAAAATCAGAAGTTCTTTGTACACTTGCTACAATTACTACTGACGCAGAAGACACAGTATATGCAGATTACAGACTTGTTATCGACACACAACCAGCAAGCAAAACTGTTACTGCCGGTAGTGCAAATACGTTCACTATCTCTGTAACATCTGTGCCAGCAGGCGCTACGATTAACTATCGTTGGCAACGTGCTGCCAATGCAAATGCGGCATTCGTTGATTTGACAAACAGTGGCACATGGACAAACACAACAGCGGCAACCGTAAACTTTGCAAACTCAACCCTTGCAGTAAGTGGTTCTATCTATCGTGTTCAAATGAACGCTACAGGCAATACTGCCGCAAATACAATATCTGCAAACGCAGTATTGACAATCGCTTAATACATGGGGACTTAGGTCCCCATTTTGATCCGAGTCCCGGAAGTAGCATTCCCATTCAATTGGGTTTAAAAAATTAAGGAAAAGAAATGGCAGATAAAAAAGTCACGCAGTTAACAGCATTGACTGCACCAGCAAACACAGATTTGCTTTTAGTTATTGATGATCCAGCAGGATCGCCAATTAGTAAAAAGATTACGATTGAAGACTTGTTTGGTAAAACAACAGGTCTAAGTGTAACAACAATCAATCTTACATCAACTGGCGATACAACATTAGCCGCAAACAATTTTACTATTGATGCAACAACAAACATCACGTTAACCCGTGGTGTAGTAATCAATGAAGATGGTGCAGATAGCGATACACGAATTGAATCTGACAATCAAGTAAACATGTTTTATGTTGATGCTTCAGCAGACAAGATTGGTGTTATGACTAATGCACCAACAGAAGCACTTGACATTAATTCTGACGCTATTCGTATTCGAACAACTCAAACTCCAGCAAGTTCAAATAATACTGCTGTTGGTTGGGGTGTAGGTACAATTGCTTGGGATACAAGTTATTTGTATGTTGCTGTTGATGCATCGACAATCAAGCGAGTGGCACTAAGCACCTTCTAATGTCTACATTAAATAATGATAACTTTGATGAGTACGCAGTAAG